CGCTTTGTAAGAATCGCCGAGCCATACATAAAGATACACCGCGCCATCCAGGAGCAGCAGGAGGGCGAGCGGGCATTTATCGCCGCCAATATCGAGGCCAACCGTCAAAGCCGCATAGAGCGACAGATTGCAGCCCGCACTATCGAGCGCGAGTGCGGTATGTCGGTCGAGGAGGCGGGCCTTCGTCGTCCGCTCATGGCGGGGATGCCAAAGGCGCGGGAGACCGAAGGAGAGATTGAGCGCGAGGTACGCCGGCGCACCCGTCGTTACAGCGCGGAACCGGAACTGCTCGACCCCGGACGCCTCGGCAAGAAGATAAGCAACATGCTCTACAGCGACCTTCCCGGCGAGGTGGTATTCGACCAGCGCAAGGTGGCCGGTAAGCTCTGACAAGATAACACAAACTGACAAAAACGATATGACAACAAAAGAGAAAGACTCCATCCGGGTGAAGCTCGCTGAATATGTGGGCCGATATCCGAGCCAGAACAGGGCCGCCGCAAGCCTTAACGGCATCTCGGCCCCGACACTGAGCGCCATACTCAACGGCAAATGGGAGCTGATAAGCGATGACATGTGGCGCAATATCATGTCGCAGATATCTCCCGGAGGGGGCTCCGGATGGAGCATAGTGGAGACAGTTCCGTTTCAGGAGATACAGTTTGCCCTCGCCGACGCCCAGGATCACAAAAAGGTGCGCTGGATAGTCGGGGATGCCGGATGCGGCAAGACAACCGGCGCGGCCTGCTATGCCTCGGAAAACCGCGAGGTGTTCACGATACTCTGCGACGAGGATATGCGCAAGGGTGATTTCGTGCGCGAGATAGCCCGCAAGGTGGGCTTCAAGAGTGCCGGCATGCGCATACGCGACATACTCGACACCGCCATCGACATGATTGTGAAGATGGATAATCCCCTGCTTATATTCGACGAGGGCGATAAACTGAATGACAACGTATTCCACTACTTCATCAATCTGTACAACCGTCTGGAGGGGAAGTGCGGCATAGTGTTCATGTCGACCTCGTACATACAGCACCGTATCGAGCGCGGCGTAAGCGGCAACCGCAAGGGGTACAACGAGATTTACTCCCGCATCGGGCGCAAGTTTTTCGACCTCGAGCCGGTGGGGCCATCCGATGTTACGGCGATATGCAGGGCCAACGGTCTGAGCGACATCGCCGATATATCCAAGGTGATGCGTGACACTGAAAAGGAGGATTACGACCTGCGCTGTGTGCGCGGCGCCATCCATGCGCGCAAGCGGGTTATATCCGCAGCCCCGAAAGAAGATTAAAATGCAATTCGACACACATTCAAACAGTTTTCGACACCCATTCACACACCACCATGGCCAGAGCATTATCCGCCCGCGAGGCGATGAACATAAAGAAGCGCACGCTTGATTTCGAAGGCGGCATGTATGATGCCTTCGGACAGCCTGAGCGCTGCGGTGTGTGGTTTGTATGGGGCGAGTCGGGCAACGGCAAGACATCGTTTGTGATGCAGCTCTGCAAGGAGCTCGCCCGACATGGATGTGTGGCCTACGACAGCCTCGAGGAGGGGACCGCCCTTACGATGATCAACACCCTCCGGCGCTACGGGATGGACGAGGCCGGCAACCGGTTCAGGCTGCTCGACTGCGAGAAGATGGACGAGCTCGGCGCCAGGATGGACAGGCACAAGAGTCCGGACTTCTATGTGATCGACAGCTTCCAGTACACGCAGATGACCTACCGGGAGTATATCGCCTTCAAGGAGGCCCATCGCAATAAGCTGCTCATATTCATAAGCCATGCAGAAGGGAAAATGCCGGCCGGTGTGGCAGCCCGCAAGGTGATGTATGATGCCACGCTCAAGATTTATGTCGAAGGATTCAAGGCATTCTCCAAAGGGAGGTTTATCGGTCCGTCGGGCGAGTTTGTCATATGGCGCGAGGGCGCGGAGCGATACTGGGGCGGCAAAAATGAAAAACAGGATTAACAATCACGATATGAAAAGCTATACAGGCAATACATGCGCACAGCTGGAGAGATATATGGACAGCTGTGGAGTCTGCGATACCGGCAAATCATTGCACCGGCAGGAGTTGATAAATAATGCACTACAGGGCGATTGTCAGTTTGTCGACAGGTGTCCGGAGTGGGAATCGTGCCCCATGGGCGAGCAGCTTCACCGGATGCGGCCCGGAATAAACCCTCTGTTTCTCCGGCAGGATCATATATTTGACAAACCGTCGGATTCAACCTACAGAATAGTGCAGTAACCATGGGGCAGCAGATGAATAATTTCGGGAGATTCTACCTGGCCATAAGGGCAATGAATCCCATCGGCGACCGCGACGAAGTAAAGAGGAGCCTGGTGTGGCAGTATACCAACGGGCGCACTGACAGCCTGCGCGAGATGACCCGCGAGGAGTATGACCGGTGTTGTGCGGAACTGGAGCGCCTTTACGGCCATCGCGAGGAACTCCGCAAGGAGCGCAGCGCCACTCTCAAGCTCATGCAGCGGATGGGTGTCGACACTACCGACTGGGGGCGCATCAACGCGCTGTGCGAGCATACGCGCATCATCGGCAAAGAGTTTGCCCGGATAACAGCCGAGGAGCACCGCGAGCTTCGCGTCAAGCTGCGTATCATCGAACGCAAGGGCGGCCTCAGGGCCAATCCCGGCGAGGCCAGAAAGGCGCCTCCGGCACCGCGCCGAAAGGCCGCCTCAAAGCCCAAAACGATAACATTCAACATCAACAATATAACAGGAATAGCATAGGCAAAATGAACGAATCACTGAAAGAGCTGAAGCAGCATATACGCGGTCTGATAGTCGGGCTCGACGAGGAGGCATCCGTCGAATATCTGCACGAGCTCGCCCATTGGGCCGAATCGGAAGCTGCGATGATAGAATACCGGGATGACGAATGGATTCCCGAACAGTAAAATAATCAATCCTTAACAAACAAGAAATATGACAATGGAAATGGTAGAAATGACGCCTCAGGAACGGGCGGAATACGAGGCCTTCAAGGCCGAACAGGCAAAGCGCCGGGAGGCCGAGCAGCGCAAGGCGGCCCGCGATACATATGCGGCGATGGTCGACAGCGAGGTGGCGGCGGCCATACCGCTGCTCAAAGAGACCAGCGAGAATCTCAAGAGCGTGAAAGACCGCATATACGGCGACTTCGACGCCATACTGAAGATGAAGTCGGAGATAACCGGAGTGGCAACCGACGAACAGTCGAGCCACACCTTCACCACCTCTGACGGCAAGTATCGTCTTATACTCGGAGTAAACTGTATCGACGGATACCGCGACACCGTGGAGGATGGTATCGCCATGGTGAAGGGTTATCTGGAGAGCCTGGCCCGAGACACTGCCACTGAGGCCCTCGTAGCCGCCGTGCTCAAGCTGCTCAGCCGTGACGGTCAGGGCAACATCAAGGCCAGCCGCGTGCTTCAGCTGCGCAAGATGGCCGAGGGCAGTGGCGACGAGCGTTTCATCGAGGGTGTCCGCATCATCGAGGAGTCGTACCAGCCGACAGTATCCAAGCGATATATCCGCGCCCAGTACAAGGATGAGCAGGGAGCCTGGAAATACATCCCTCTGGGCATGACCGACGTAGACTAAGACTGACAATCACCGCCGGCGCCATCACGGGTGCCGGCTCAAAACGGACAGAAATGGCAAAACGGCGCGGTGTGTCCTACCGGAAGCGCGTGGCCGACATCAACCGGATATATGACAGATATGCCCGCAGCGGACTAAGTAACCGCGAGATCTGGCGCAGATACATCTATCCGGCATACGGCATAAGCGAGCGCACTTTCTACAACATCATGAACGCCACGGCGGGGCTTAAAAGTCCGGTCGTGGCGTCCGACATGCCAAGCCTTTTCGATTTGCCTGACGAACCAACACCCAACGGCACAGCGAAATGAACGATACAGACAAGGCGATACGCAGTATAATACGTAAAATCATAAGCGACATCAAGGTGGGACTCGGCGACGAGTTCGACCAGAACTTCGAGCGCCAGGCCTTCTTCTCGGAGAAGTGGCAGCGCCGGCGCAGCCCGCTGCGTCCGGGAGGGCTGTTACTGGTAAACACCGGCGGCCTCCGCAAAAGCATACGCAAGGATGCCCGGGCCGACAGTATCAACTTCAGTAGTGACCATCCGGCGGCGGCCATACATAACGATGGCGGCGAGATCGTGGTAACGGAACGCATGAAGCGATACTTCTGGTTTAAATACAAAGAGGCGACAGGCAGCTTCGGCCGACGTAAAGACGGATCGCTGCGCCGCGACAAGCGCAATGCCAGGCTGAGTACCGAAGCTGAGTTTTACAAATGCATGGCGCTGATGAAGGTCGGCAGCACGATCAAGATCCCCAGGCGCCGGTTCATCGGGGCGTCGCCGGAGGTGGATGCGATATGCCGGGAGATTATCGACGATAATATCAGTAAATATTTAGAAAGTATAGATTTTAAGCAATGAGAGAGGAATTATATGCCGCAATAAAGGGCCGTATCGAGGCACTGTGTATCAACGGTGCCGGAGAATATTATGAGAGGCCCGACGATGTCGATGCCGATGATGCCGATGATGTCGATGCCGATGCCGACGATGAGCTTTACAGGAGAGCCATAAGGCATGTCGACCTGTGGAACCACAACGTAGAGTTTATAGAGCAGGAGGATGCCTGGGCGCGCCCGGCTGTGTTTGTCGAATTTGGCCCCATCGAGTGGGAGCCGTTCAAGTGCGGCTGCTACCGAGGCCGAGGCAATGTGGTAATCCATACAGTCACCGACTGGATGGAGGGAAGGCATGACAGAGCGTTTGCACTGAGTGATGCTGTGGTCGGCGCGCTTGACGGGCTTTGTGGCGCCGGATTCAGCGGGCTCACCCTGCTGCAGACCCAGACCAACCATAATCACGAGGATATACTGGAGAACCTCGATACATTTACTGTCAGATATCTGAGGGAGTTGTAAAACGATATTGATTTTGCTAAATTAAAAAATTAGAGGTATATTTGCGGCGTCTAAGTTTTCTTTAAGGCGAATTACGCCAATATGCGCCGCAATGGATTGGAAACAATTCATTGAATATGCTTATATGGTTTCGTCCCGTGGCAATGTTGTAATGACTTGCCAAGCCTTGAAGAAGCTTAGACAACGGGTAGCGAAACCTTTTTTTGCACACATAAGATTTAACCTGAATCGACACCGGGTAGCAATGTGTCGAACGTCTAAATTCTTCAAATATGTCAAACCGTAAAATTGCCGCATTGACATCGGCGACTGGGATTGAGGTATACAACTTCAGTCAGGAAAAAGCACCAATAAGGGTGCGAGTAATTAATAATGTTCCGTGGTTTGTAGCTAAAGATGTATGCGCTGTTCTTGAAATAGCGAAACACCGGGATGCTATGTCGCGCCTTGATGACGATGAAAGGGGGTCGGCGTTAGTGGACACCCCCGGAGGTAGCCAAGCAATGGCTATCGTTAACGAAAGCGGGCTGTATCACCTAATATTCCAATCCAGAAAGCCGGAGGCCCGGAAATTTCGCAAATGGGTAACGTCAGAAGTCCTTCCGTCTATACGTAAAAAGGGATGTTATGTCGGACGTAAATCCCAAGTAGAGTATGTCGATGCTCGAGATATTGTATACAACCGAATAGTATATAATGGATGTTA